CAGCCTCTTTAGCCAACTTATTACCCTTATACATTTGGTAAATACCTAGCCCTAATTGACCTGCCTTTGCTATTCCTCCAGTTATTGATGCTACTCCTCCTTTTCCACTTCCTCCTCCTTTTCCTAACAAACTCATTAATGTCATTGGATCTATTGCCATGTCTATATTTTTTTATTTAAAATAAAACAGACCAAAGAAACTATCAGTCCGTACACTAAAATATCTAAATTAAATCGAACTAACAAATAACTTATTAAACCACCGTAAAGTCCGAAACATTGTGGGCAGGTAATCAACTCACCTAAACCCTTATTTTTATACGTTACCCACTCTCTAATGGTTTTAAAAATATTACTTCTGGTAACTATAAAAGTAATACCTGCTCCACTAAAAATTGTTAATATTAAATCTATCATTTATTACTTCTTTGACTTAATGCAAAATTAATATTAACTGCAAATATACGCTCTAAATCATCTGTATCTTTAGTTAATTTAAACAATATACTCACATCTCTCATGTCATCTCCATTTATTAAAGGAAAATCAACATTAGGAGTATTCTCATCCTGCATCAAAGCTGCATAATGTATATTCTCTTTAGCATCAAAAACCAAACCTTGACCTTGGTCATCTTGGAAATCTGACTCTATTAATTGAGACTTCTGACCATTATCTGTTAAGATTTCCCTAGCTTCCCAAACTGTATTAGACTCAACACCTAAAGCATTAAACACCTTATTGTTACTAGGGGATTGATTAAACACTACCCATAACTCACTTGGAAATCTAACACCATAAAAATTATTTCTTAAGGTATTAGAATTGTGTAAGAAAGCCTTACCGTTTTTAAAAGATAAGAAATCAATACCAACCCTACACATACACTCTGGTAAATAAGAATAAAAACTATCCCAATAACCTGTTCTCTCACTAAAAGCAACAGTCTCAGAAGGTATAGTTAAAATCTTTTGACGATCCATGTCTATACTACCTGCTGAAGAATTAATAACATAAGTACCATTAGATATATCTCTAATTATTTCAAACTGAGTAGGAACTCCATCATTATTTTCTGAATAACCTATAATGAAAGAATACTGCAAACCATTCCTAGTCTCAGTTACTACCTCTGCTTGAGAAGAAACTAAAGCTAATTCTTGGGGAGAAAAACCTTTATCCCTAGATATAGATCCAAAGTTTAAAACGTATTCATCATGATTCTCATCAAAAACACCCCATATCTCTGGTATCTGATCAAAAGAAGAATAAAAATTACTCTTAGATTCAAAATAAGAGTGCATTTGTTTATCTGAAATAACAGTCAACCCATCATTAGATAACCTCAATACAGCACCATTCCTTACATCAAAGAAATATCTTCTACCTCCTTCTTCTGAAAAACTCTCTGGGTTCATTGTCCCATACTCTCCTTGATAAGGAACAGATGGATTAGATAATACGCTTTCAGATACTCCCACCGTTCCCTTGTCAAACTGATCATAAACAACATTCTCCTGTACTAAAATTTTACTAACCTTTAATTCTTGATAACAATCTAATCTGTTATTAATTGAAAATAACTTCCTAATAGCTCCGTTCTTTCTGTCGTAAGTCTCAAAAGAAGGAGAGAACACAGTGTTAAGACCATTTATGTTTGTCTCTGGAATAAACCTTTGAGTATAATATATTGTAGTTGGTCTATGAACTGCTGATGCATCTTGGTCTTCTAAGTTAGGTCTACCTATATCTGATACTGATGACTCGTAAAAGTCAGAGAATCTTGATGAGTCTATTCTATTTGTCTTAGAGCCTAATGTTATAGGTATAGTTCTGTTTCTATAAAATGTGTCACCTGATCTAAAAGTACCTGTAGCAGGTTTAGAAGATAGAGCAAAAGGAGATTGATCATCAGTACCGACCAATCCTTTATGTGAATAATATTTTTTACCGTTTAAAATAGTCTCTTCCACCTCAAAACATTCACCTATCTCATAATAAATATCTGCCTCTAATTCTAACTTTGGAGTGTATATCTCAAACAAACAACCTTCCTTAAACTCTGGAAAAATATTAAGATTTTCTAAAGTTAAAATACCAGCAGTAAATGACGTTACTTTTACATCAAAATAATCACTAAAAAGAGCACCATTAGAATCCTTAATAAATCTAATCCTATCTCCAGGTGTATAGTCGTAAGATAAAACAGAATCAGGATGATCAGATTTATATTCTGATGATAAATTAGTTATGTCTATAGAAATCTGAGTTCCGTTTATAAAATTTGAAGGACTACCAGAGCTATCCAAATAGTTTATAGCCTTAGAGCACCACTGTAAGTATCTTTTAGCAGCAGTGTTTTTTGTCCTAACCCACTGGTAATGCGTAGCCCAAGAAGGAGGAGCGTGCTTTATCTCCCAAGAAATCTCAGGAGGAGAGTCTCCAGGTATAACATTATTAACTTTTTCCGTATAAAAAGGAATTAACAATTCGCTAGCAGCAGATACATTTACCAGACCCGACCTGTTGGCTCTGTCGTAATAAACAAGACCTGTTGTGTAAGATCCACCTCTTTTTAAGAAAGAAACTCCTGAGTCATTAAGAAGACTAGCAATAACATCGGTAAGATTAATAATGTTTTGATCGTTTTTATTACTAACCCCTATGAAATCTGAAAAAGATAAGTTTTTAGGAGAAAATTCAGATAAACAATTTCTGCTTTTTGGGTAAAAATAAATATCTCCTGCTCTAGAGGGGGTAGATCCATTACTATAAACTACAATGTCTATATCTCCATTTTGAATTGAAATACCTGCTTGACCATTAGTAACCACAGCGTAATAATCCTTAATACCCACTAACGATTTGTTTAGTATTTTAAACGAAAGATGAGTTCTAGAATAATCAGTTATATTTTGATTCTGATTAGAAATAACTACCAACTCTCCGTCTCCTTTAGTTTTAATAGCTGAGGATGAAGGTGGAGGTGTACCACCATCGAAAAGTTTATATTGTAGTGTGTTAGTGTCGAAATTAGATCCTGACTTAATAGCAAACACTTTCACTTCAACAGTACCTAATACATTGTTTAAGTTAGTTGTTCCGTAAAAAAAGAATCCATTATGATCTGCTAGAACTGTGCTTTTACCTTGTAAGTGACTAGCAGATATATAAACTTTAGCATTATCTATTCTAGACTCCCCTAATAAATCAAAAATAGTAGAAGTACTGGGTAGGGCTCCTTTAGTTTTTGGATCTACGACATAACCTGCAACAGCAGAAGACTCTCTTCCTGAAGCAGGATCTGTAAGATCTGCAACGACAACACGAATACCATGATATAATTGACCATTTGAAACTGTTATTATTTCCTCAAAAGAACCACTTGGTAATAACCCATCTATACAAGCTGATGTTTTTTGATAATCTCTTGTTCCTGAGTCTAAGTCTGCCTGAGTGGTTAGATTTGAAGCTACTCTTAATATATAAGTACCATCTGGCACATCTGATATTACCCAATTAGACCACATTCTTGTGTTAGGAAAAGGAGAGTTAGAACTTGAAGAACCCTCTATGTCGTCCCTTATATCTCTTCTGTTAGAAGGTTTTGAAGAGTCATATACACCGTTTGTTTGAATAGAACTATTACTGTTTGTTTGGGTGTTTTGCTTTGATACTGCATAGAAATCAGTACCTGCTAAATAAACAACAAAACCTCCTAATGGAAGTTGTTGATTATATTTTTCAACGTCCCGTTCTCTAGTGGTGTCATTAAAACCTCCGTAAACTATATCTGAGTTTGGTTTATGTATTGGCTGAAAACTTCTATATTGATCAGTTTCAAAAGGATTGGAAATAGTAACATATCCTGATATGGTATTGTTATTAACTGCTGTTTGTGTTTGTTTAAAATCCGACTTTAATTCTACATCTATTGGAACATTGTCATAGTTCTCTGTAATATCTCCGTAAGCAATTCTATTACCTGCTATAAATTCTTGTGCTCCTGCTATCTGAGGAACACGATCAAATAAATTATCAGATTCTGCCTTGTTAATAATATTGTAATTAGCATCGTTTCTAAAAACGTACTCAAGATTACCTGTTGTAGTATTAAGATTATAATCACCTATAGGCTGATCTACTATTTTAAAGAAATCTGATATATTACTAAATCTTCCTGCTATCTCTATTCTTTCTACTAGTTCTCCTCCCTTTGGAACTGTTATACGAATTGTGTTATCTTGTGTATTTCCTGAACAACTATTAGAGGGTAGTATATGTATAGATATTGGAGAAAAAGCAGACTTCTCTTTGTCATCGTAAATATACCTAGCTTTTACTTGAAGTATCTTATCTTCTAAATAATTTATTTTTTGAAGTGGATCTGATTCATAAACACCTACTATTGGACATAATGGTGGGTATTTTATCGCATCTATTATTTCTTTCTTTAGAGGAAGTGTGTAACCAAGCAAGGGAGTAGAAGAAAATGATAATTTAGCTTTCTGAATGTTAATCTTACTTGGGTTAATAGAAAGAGCTGACCAATAAAGAAGATCATTGTCATCATCAAACTCTACTACGTTTATACCTGTTATTAAACCATCTTCACTAAAGCCTAAAACCTCAGCAATCATAACTGTTGAAACATGAGAAGAAACATGATTGTACTCGTAAATACCATGATTCCCATTCTCGTTCCAAACAAAGAAATAGTTTAAATCTTTTTTCTTATACCAATAAGAACCTATAACCTTATTATCACCTGATGGAAGGTCTAAGTTAGGAATTAAAGTGTTTCCTGATATATTTTCTCCCGTACCGTTACCATCAGAAACCGAAGAGCCAACTCTTACATTTAGGTTCTTTCTAGTAAAACCTGGTTGAATAAATCTATCATCAGAATCTTGATCCATCCCAAATAAAAACTGTCTTTTTTCTATAGCCATGATTAAAATTTAGGAGATTGCTTATTCCCTTTTCTAAATGATTGAAGTATATCTTGAACACTCAAAGATTTTATCCTTGACCTTAACATTTTTTTGTTCCTTTGGTAGTGAAAATAATTACTCTGAACTTGAGAATTAGGAACACTAGGATTCTTAGAAGACATTTTCCAATCTATCCAAGATTTAACCGTTTCTAAAGCAAAAGGCTGAACAACAAAACTACCATTAGCTTTGGCTGGATCTCCTAAATATTCTAAATTTATCTTTTTACCTCCTGTATATCCTGATAATTGAATCTGATTATATGTTGAATCTATTCTAAAATTACCCCACCTGTTCTGACCTCCACCTGCTCCGTAGAATCTTCCTATGTTCTCACCATTTCTATAATGAGTAGAGTAATAATCTTCTGAAGCTGAAGCACCTGAGATGCTCGTAGAGCTATCTTTATGAGTGTTCTTGCTAATTTGACCACAATCATCTAATGACCTGTTAAAACAAATATTATTGTTTCTACCTAACTCATGGAACATACCTGAAGGATCACAGAATCCTATTCTTACATAATTTATATAATCATCTGGTAAATCAACTGTATCTGAATCACTAACCGAAAGCTCAACAGCAACAGGAACTCCCGTTACATCTAAGTTTAATTCTCTTAAACAAGAAATACCAAACTGTAAAGCTTGAAAATACCTATGCTCTGGGTATTGATTCTCAATAAGATACTCTCTAACTGTCTGATCTAGTGTCATGTTTGCCATTATTTTTTGTTGTTATTGTTAACTTCATCCATAGGAGTCTGAGCCTGTTGGGTATACAACCTAACTACCATTTCAACCATATCAGCTTGAGCATCTACAGGTATATCAATGTTTTCAGGATCAACCTCTCCTTGAATACCTCCAACCAACTTAACTAAAACAGTCTTCATTTTATAAGTTGCTGGAATATTTACAAAAATCATTGTTGTATTTTCTACAAAATAACCTTTTTTACCCTCTAAAGTTCCAACTGCTAAACCATTAGTCATAGATAAAAAATTAGGATTTACAGGAATCATAGAGTTGTATTCATCCTCTACTGGAGAAACTTGATACAAACCTATACCTAAAGGTAAATTTACATAAGTAGATGGTATCTCTGCAAAATGCCTCTTTCTTGTTTTATCATACTGAACATCTTCTGTAAAAGAATAAATAAAAGAACCATTAATATACCTAGAACCCTCCTCTCTGTTCTCGTAGAAACTCTGCTTAATATATCTTGTGAAAACTTGATCTACAAAAATTACAAGCTCCTCTTTTCTTACTTCAGTATCTGAAGTTGCAGTACCCCCATTTATTATCCTTTGTGCCTGTTCTGCTATTAAATTTCTTGTATTTCTCATTTACCTATAAGTTTTGAGCCTTTTGAGCTTCACTAAAACTAATTAATTCTGGATCTCTTAAGTTTATACCTAATAAAGATAACGCAATCATAGCAATCTCATCTACCGACTCATCTGGAGCTTCTAAATCTATAGAAGTTGATGGGTCATAAACTGGTCTCCCATTAGCTACCGTAAAACCCCACACAGGAGATATTGGTTTTCTTAAATAAGTAAACTCTACCCTACCTACATTTGCTGGATAAAACTGAAGGTAGGTGTCAAAAAATGAAGCAATAACATATTTCTTAGAAGCCAACAAGGGAGCATAAATGTCACTATTAGTAAAAGCTGATCTTTCATTATCCCTAACTATATCTACTGGTTTTAATTTTGTAATTGTATTACCTTTATATAACCTACTATAATTGTAGTTTATACTTGATAAGTGAAGGTAGTCTAAAGGAACAGCTAAAGATCCATCTGACGCAACCTGCATAACTTTGTTCCTAACCAAAAGAAAACGTAAATCATCAGTTACGGTTTGGTGACTTTGCCATCCTCTACCATCTGTCATATCATCATAAGTCTTATAAGTCCACTGAGAAAAAGCTCTCGGAATTAGAGAATTAAAGTCAGCAGGGGTTAAATTCCCTGTCTGAGCTTTATTCGCTATTGTCTTGCCTATATAGACGTATAATTTATTTATATCCATTATGCTATTAATTTAGTTGCCGTTGAACCGTAAACATTAACGTCACCTGCTCCTGCTCCTTGACCTGTTATCGTAATATCATAAGAGGTAGTTGTTAGGTTTAAAGAGCTAACTTGAGTATAACCCACCTCACTAACAACCCCTGCTATATTTATAGAAACTCCACACTTAGCTATAGTACCTGATGATGATGATATAATATTAGCATCTAAGGTAAAAGCGACCCCATTTGGAGTTAAGGTGTGAATATTTTGTGCTATTAAAGTTCCCCCTAAATAAATTTTTAGATTTTTTATATTAATATTAGAAGCGAAATTTCCAAAAGCATTTAAAACTATAGAAGAATTATCTGAACTTAAAGTATTGGCAGGTATTGTTATAGTCCTTAGAGTAGTTTCTGTTCCTGCTGTAGATCCTGTAGTTGCTGAATTACCATTTAAAAATATATCTGTACTATTTGTAATCCATGACCTTACACCTGCTGTTGTAGAAGAAAGTATCTGACCTGAAGAAGGAGGACTTCCTAATACATTTTCTTTTAAAGCTAAATCTGTATTGTCCGATAAATCTACTAATTGAGTATCCCTTATAAAAGAAACTATCCAGTTTGAATTTGCAGAATCCCAAACACCTTTTGCTACTATATTACCTTTTAATGCTTGCTCTGTTGTTAAAGCTACACCCATTAATGTTATTGAGAAGCTTCCCTTTGTTACTGTAGCATTGTAATCTATAATAAATGTGTCACCATCTACAAGACCAGAAGCTAAACCATAAGAAACAGAACCTGTTAAAGTTCCCGTACCTGTTAAAGCTAAATAACCCTTGCTAGTTCCTGCTGTTAATGTTGTAGTAGAACCACCTAAAGATATTGCTTGAGTATCCACACCCTGTACTGGTTCTGATATTCCTGAAGATCTTAAATTAGCAACAGATAAAACAATACTTGGACTTCTAAAAGATTCAAACCAAGCTGGTGTTACTTCATTGAAGAACTGAAGACAGATAACATTTTCCTTTGGACCTGACGAAAAAGCACTATTATTAGCTAATCGAATATTCCCACCTTCTTGTACCGTTACAACTCTTTCAGAGTTTACACCTCTTAAGATTAAAATATCACCATCTGTAAAAATCCCTGCCTCTATAGTGCTTAAAACATCTGCAACTACTGAACCTTCTGTTTCTACTAAAATTACAGTAATGTTTCCATCCCTATTTGGAGAAATAGATCCAGAAGAAATAGTAACACTTTCTGTAGTAAAAGGAGTAGATGCTGATTTCCTAAGAACCCCAGTAGTAATGTCTGTAGCTCCTACTAAACTAGATGATGGTGCAGTAGGACTAGAGTTTAAATACATTCTGTAACCAACCTGGCTATCTACCAAGTCTGAAGGGTTTACACCCCCGTCAATAGTAGTGGTTGTTGCAGTTGTTGTTCCTGTAACTGCAATAACACCTACAGAACCATTTAGCAAACTTCCTTGAGAAGGATCTAAATAAATCGTCACAACACTGCCTGAAACTGAAGCTGTGTATTCTGGTGTGCTAATATAAGAGTTAATAGCATTAGCTAAGTTTGTAGCAGTGTCTGAAGTTGTAGCTCCTGTTATTGCTGAAGAGGTGTTAAAAACTGAAACAGAGTTGTAAGCTAAGTTAGTTATAGTACCTCCTGCTGCTGTAATAACTACTGTAGCTGATGCCGATATGTTAGAAGTTACAGGAGATGAAATTAGCATTAGATTTTCTGCTATTTCTCTTCCTTCTTTTGTGTTTAAGAATTGATTTCCTGTAAACACTCCGTTAGAATCAGTAAGGTATATGATACCTGAACCTGAACCTAATTTGGATAATTCTGTTTTTACTGACATTATTCGTATATTTTAATGTTAAGGTGCATACTAGGGTAAGAAGACATTTTACTTATATCGACAAACAAACCATTTTTATCTAAGAATTTAATTATTATTTGATTGCTATTTATTTTTACTATTTGTGGTGTTATCCACATATTATAAAAACCACTATTACTATCTAAAATGGTAGAATTATATTGATAAGATTGATAACAACATTGAACTTCAGCCTTAAAAGTATTGTTTCCAGTGTTCTGAAAACCACTTACGGTTAATGCGTAATGACTGTATGGTTGACCAGGTGCAGGTGCAAAAGAAGTTGGAGTTTTTAAATTAGAAACATTNTGTATAATCTGAGCTGAAGGAAAAAATAAAACACTATTGTCTCTATTTAATTTAAAATTAATAAACTCTACAGGTGCAATTGCTGGTGAGGATAGTGCTAAAGCATAATTAGTATTTCCTGAAGATGGTGCTGATGGTGTAACAACGATACCACTATTAGCAGCAGCAGAAACAGAACTTGTAGCAGTCGCTGCTGTTATACTATTTAAAAGTGCTTGAGATATACCTAAACTATATGTAGTTGTATTACCTACTGTACTTGGAGTTACAGTAACACCATTACCTGTAGAATTTACCACCGTTATATTAGCAGCTCCTAATCCTGTAATTGGTTGAGGTGTCGTATCTGAACAAGAACAATCTGGAGTACATTGAGTAACCGTAATTATTTCTTGAACAATAGAATTAACTTCCTTATCATATCCACATTCAAAGGCTTGCCTTAATGCTGATAAATGAGAAGTAGCTAATATATATTTATTAAGTTCTTGACTTGCTAAAACATCATTAACTCCTCTATAAGCTAAATAAGNTTTTAAAGTAGAATTTANACAACAAAAAACCTCACATAATCTTACNTCACAATCNACATCTAATAGTGCTGAAGCTGAAACTGTATCTATAACTGACACACCATTACCAAAATCATAAAAAGATTTAGTTTTTATTTTGAATGTTTGTGTTTGACTATAAAAAGTATTTGTGCTAACCACTGGTGTGTATCCTACTGTAGGTGGCACAACTACTGGATAAGAAATTGTATTTGTTTTAGTTGAAATAGAGCCGTCTACTGTAGCACTTGTTACACTAGAAACACCTATTACAGTATTTGTTCCTGTACTTGATACAGAAGTTACTGTGTAGTTGCCATTATGAACTGTAGATCCTATTATATTAAATGTGTCACCTACTAAAAACAATCCAGACTTCTCTCCTGCAATAGTAAAAGTGTTTGCTGACGCATCAGCTCCAGTTATAGTAAACTGATCTGAAGGAGTTGTAGATCCTGACAAATAGTTTGTAGCATCTGTTGATGTTAGCTCTGGGGATAAACAATCTACTGTAGGAGTTAAGATACCTGTTGGTGATACATATTGAAAGTCGTACCCAACAGTATAACTTACACTTACAGNAGTTGCTGTATTATTAGTTGCTGTATATTTAAAAGAATAATTCCCCACCTCTGGACTTCCATTGGCTAGTAAAGGAATTGGTATAATAGTGCTGTTAATTCTAGAAGCACTACCTGTAATATCAGGAGATCCACCNGTNTAAACTATTCCACTAGGAGCTGTAACTTCTATTACACCTGTAATATCTGCTATAGCTACTCCCGATTGAGCTGAGTAATCTGTGACATCAGTGAAGATGAACTTTGGTAAAGTCCCCCCCATTGAGTAAGCTACATTTAATTTTGTTGAAACTAAAGCCATCTTTTTTTTATAAATAAATGTTATACCGATAAATATAAGCAAAAAAAAAGACACATCGAAATGCGTCTTTTTAATATTTACAAAAAAATTTGTTTTATTAGTCTTTTTTTGCTAAATCTTTCTCTGCTGCTTCAACCAATTCTTTTAATTGTTTGTTAACTTCTGGATTCTGTCTTAGATAAAGAACAGCATCTCTACGACCTTTTACTTTACCTAAATTACCATGCTTAACCATTTTAAAGAAACCGAAAGAATTAGATACAACCTTAACTTTCATACCCCTTCCAAATAAATCATTTTCTGGATATTCCTCCCATTCCTTCGACTTAGCTGTCTTAGTACCATTGTTGTCAAGTAATTTTCTTACCTCTTCAAAAGCTGACTTATACTCTTCTCTTAATAAAGAAAGCTCTACAAAATATTCTAAAGCATCTTTGTAAATAGGAGCTTCTACAATTACAGTTCTGTTACCGATCTCATTGTAAATAGCATTTGTTTGAGGATCAACAGAAATAATTTTTTTCTCTATTGCTTTTATTAAAACTAATTTAAGTTTTCTTTCATCTGATTTTAACGCTTTCTCAAAAGTATCTGCATTTGAATCTATCTCTTGTAAAAATAACTGCTTAATTTCTGCAATTGAATTAACAGATTTATCATAAGGAACACCAATAGATAAAGCTAATCCTTCTGACTCTTCATCGCTCATGCTATAAATAATCATTTTTAGCTTAGTGTTTTTCTCACTCTTCTTTATTTCTTGGTCTGCTTGATAGTTAGAATCATTCGCTCTGAATAAAATTGACTTACCAGGCATTGCTGTTTCTTGATTCTTTTCATTAAAGTTACAAAGCTCTAAGTACTCTAACTTAGTAGCTTCTCTCTCATTAACCACTAATGTACCATCTATTAAATGAATAGAACCTCTTTTTGTTTCTGCAAAATCTGATTGCTCATCTACAAAAATAGAAGTTTCACCGATTGCATATCTGATCTGCCTAATACCTGTTGTTTCTTCTCCATCTTCATCTTCCCAAGTCATGTAAACTTCATCAACTTCTGGAATTTCTACTGAAGGTGGGAACTTTTTCCCTGTTGTGTTTTCTGTTGTTAGTGTATATATTACACTCTTGAAATCTGCTACCGTTAAACCTGCTGGAGCTTTTGCTAATTTTGCCATTGTAATTTAATTTTAATTAATTTAAAGTCGCTAGACTTACTTCATTGATTTTTTACCTACGCACTTCCACTTTTTCCTGCTTAAAGAATTAGGAGAGTTCTTTTTTCTTGCTTTTGGATGCTTCTTAGCAATACCTGCACTTCTAGCACAATAAGCATTACCTTTTTTAGTGCCTGGACGTATTCTGTCTCCACCACTTTTAGCCTTTCCTGCTTGCCCATAAGAAACTTTCTTAGTCCTACCTGTTTTGCTATTCTTAATAACTTTAACAAATCTTTTTCCTTTAGCAGGAGTTTTAGTAGCCATAGTACCTAAGTTTATTGTTAATATTAAAAAGGGGATGAATAAACACCCCCTCCTTATTTTTATTGATTCTTAGTATTAAGACTTCTTAATATAAGCGAATCTGTTTCCTGCGAAACCTTCAAAACCACAATCAGCTTTGTAGAATACACTGAATTTATCAGTACCAGTAATTTTAAACTGATCAACTACTTCTGATCTTGCTGATGAAGCTCCTGTTTCTGGATCTGCTAAGTAACGAAGTCTTAAAGACTGAACTTGAGAATTTGAACCTTTGTCAATTTTCTTATCCATTGGAATAACCATTCCTTCGTCTGGGTATCCGAAACCATCTGCACCTAAAGTCTGAAGATCATTGAATACATCAAAAGTCTTCTTGTCAAAAGTATAGTTACCATACTTGAAAGAAGAAAATTGGAAGTTTCTAGAAGCATCAGAACCAAAGTCATAAGATCCGTACTGGATTTGACCATCGTTAGAGTAATCTCCTAAAGTATCATCAATCTGCATAGATAAGTTAATACCACATGGCATTAAGTTCTTCTTAGAACCTTTTTGCTTGTCTAAAGTCTTAACTAAAGATTCAGCTTTTTGCTTATCCCATCCTGTTCCTACAGAATAGTTACTTGTGTTACCCTGAGATAAAACGAAAGGAATTAAACCTTCTGTTAAAGCTAATGGAGTACCTGCTGTTGCAAAAGAATTTGCTACAGTTGCGTTAGTTAATTTATCACCAACTAAAAGAGTAAGCTCTTTTGCAGTCATAAATCTCTTGTAAGTATCAGACTCACCTTTTAACTTAGCAACTCTTCCTTTCTCACCATTCTTACCTTTGAAGTCAATCCAAGTTACAATGTTCTTTTCAGTACCTGTAATCTCGTAAGTTTCCTTTACAGTTTGAAGGTTGTTAGTGTACTTAACAGTTCTTGAAGCTCTAGCCTCTGGCTGTCCTGACCCTTCACCTGCTGCGTTACCGTATATTACGATTTCTGAAGCTACTGCTTGTGCTGCAATAGTTACACCTGAAATAATTGGAGTTGCCTCAAAAGTACCTGCTGCTTTGGCAACAGAAGTAATGATCGCTTTTGTATAAGTTCCTGAAGAAGCTGATCCTGCGATTGGCTTAATCATGATTAAATCATTTACTCTAGGAACAACGATTTGCTGAGGAACACCACCAATATAAGGAGAAGAGTTCTCTGGAATACTTAATTTAGAAAGTGCAGATAAAGTAAAAACTGCTGGTCCTCCTGCTGCTGCTGCTACTGCATTTGTAGCTTTAATTTTAGGATAAATTCTTTCTTCCTCGAAGTGATTGTACTCTAAAGATGAAACACCTTTTTCTGCACCAATCATTGTTAAGAATCCAGATAAGTTCTGGTCTCCGTAACGCTCTGTTAATTCTGTATCGTACTCTGGTTTATGTAAGTCCAAAGACGTAATAAAGTTATAATCTGTAGTCCTACCGAATGAACCACCTTGAAAAGCTAAAGCCATTTTATTTGTTTTTAAAAATTAATCATCTTTATATTTTGCAGCAATTTGCTGCATTTCCGACATACCTGAAGTGTCTGGAGCAGTTGATTTAGCATCGAAATTAGTGTTGTTGATCTTCTTCACTGCTGCTTCCTCTCCTGCATTTGACTGACTCTCTAGAGCTGCCTTGATAGCTTTATCAAATACTAAACCTTTTGCCAAAGTTTCTGACATAGATTTCATATCTAACTTACCATCATTCATGAAATTAGTGTAATAACTATTAACACCTTTCATTTGACTTTCGACTGTCTGCTTGTCTTCACTAGTTAATTCATACTTAAAGACATCGTTCTCTCCGATTTTAATGTCTAAATTGTTTAATGAACTAACCTGACTACTAACATCAGTTTCGTAAGCCTGTATTGCATCTTCTCTTACCTTCTCTTGAGCTTTTAAAGTCTCTTCTGAAACTTCCTCTTTTTTAGTTAACTCAGGAAGGGAAAACCTTTTGTCCTGTTTTAACTCTGATAGGTAAGATTTTGATTCTCTTTCTAAACGTGCGAACTTGCTTAAATCTGAATTATGTTTAATAAGCTCTCTATCGTCTAAGTCATCTAAGTCTACATCTTTTAACTGATCGTAGTCATAAAGCTCATTCTCGATTTCTGCTTTTGTTAAACCCTGGTCCAGTTCTAAAGCTTTCGCCATAGCCTGTCTACCGTTTAATTTTTCAACATCTAACGTCTGAACGCTCGCTATCTCTTTTATTCTATCCCAAGAAGTTTCCGATTCTAGTAACTTATCTAACCTATCTCTAGATTCTTCAGAATACTTATCCTCGTATCTCTCTTGTTCTGATTTTGTTTTCAAAGAACTGTAATGGTCATCGAAGTCTTCAAACTTTCCATACTTGTCACCCATTCGCTCTGCCCACATTTCCTCAAAAGAAGGAGTAGAATCTACCTTTTCAGTATCTTCTGTCTTTTTCTCTTCCGAACTGTCAACAGCTTCTTCCGAAGCAGGCTCTTCTGTTACTGAACCCTCTGTTTCTGCAACCTCTGGTGTATCTACATTCTCTTCTTTTGAATCTGATAATACAACCTCTTCACCTGTTTGTGACGATAAAAAATCTTCTAATCCCATTATAATTTAATTTTAATTAATTCTAAATTTAATAAATTTTCTCTATTAATCAAGCTTTTCAGTGTTTTTTATACCTGAGAAGATTCTTGGCTGAGGAATACCCTTACCCTCAGAGTCATCTAAATTAGCATCTAATGCTGCATTTATCTGCTCTAATTTCTCATCTCCCTTGATCATTTCTATTTCTCCTTTTAGCATTCCATTAATCTTAGCTAACTCCATCTCCCTAGCATACTTGTCTGCCTGCAACTGCATCTGTTGCTCATGCTCCATTTGCTTTAATTGCATATCCAACTGCTTAAGCTGCATAGCCTGTTGACCTTGTGCCTGTGATTGAGCCTGTGCGTTAGCTTCAGCAGCCTTTTGTAATTGCTCTTGTTTATCCTTACGGGTTTTCTTTAATAAATGTGTCGCTTTCTTTATATTAACTTTAGAAACGTCCCTTATTTCCATAGCATCTTCCAATTCTATAGAACCTACACTTATAGCTCTCTCTATTAAACCTTCCAAATAAGCTCTCTCCTCAGAATCTGGAAGAGGAACAATATTAATACCTAACTCTGCAAAGGATAAATCCTTNACTATGTTAATAACATCAACTACCTCCTTACCTAAAGCTAACTCAAAACCTTTTAAGCCATCACCCATAGCTTTNAACTGAATCATAGTTGCAATACCTTCTGAATTACGCTTGAAAATATTAAGATATGACTCATTTAAAAATCTAGTAGCATTACGACTCATATTAACAGCCATCTTCTGTGCTCCTGGTAAAGCCTTTGAAGATGGTGTAGTACCATCCCTAGCCTCATTAATACCAGTAATATGCCTTATCATCTCTAAGTTATGATTGTATATACCTACAAAATTTAAAGCATTAGCAGATAATCCATTCGCTAACTCCCTAATAGGTTGAGTATTGTAAGAACCACCAAACTCAGGAGACTCATTCCTGTAATAAATGTTACCTGTCTGATCGAAGATTTCTACAATCTCCATAGGATCCAAAAACTCTTCCCCCCTACCATGAAGAACATCTTCCAAAGCTGAAGCATCAACAGCAACCCCTGAAGGTCTAGCCTTAATCATTGCCTGCTGTAACTTTAAATAAGATAATTCAATCTGATCATCATGAGGAATCATACTCTCCACTATAGACTTATTAGTCATATCGTAGATATTTGGAGCTACAATAGAATATCTACTGTAAACTTCATTAGAATAAGCACCATTCTTCTTTGGTCTAGTCATATTCTCTGCTAAACCATAATTAGCAATATAGTCAGTACCTACGACCCAAAGACCTTCATACATAACCTGCATATTCTTGCTGAAAACCTCACGCTTTGTTTTTGAATACTTACTTGGCTTATAACCCGTACTCTTCTGATTTAAAAAATACTTATTATCACTCTTGTACTTCTTCTCGTAAGTAAGGTCAAAATTATTAGACCTAAACTCGAAATCAACAACAGTAATATAAAAATCATCAGAACCATAAGTACCGTTCCAAGAACTATCGTAATACCTACCGTTTTCTTCACGTAAATTTAAACTGCTTATAGAATTTTGCTTTCCTACCTTCTTAGAAATATCAGCTATCTCTTCATCTGTAAACTGACCCTTTGTCAATTGAACAAACTCATTAAAACTCATCTTTACAACCTCCCCTCCATAAGGAAGATCCCTCATATAAGGGTCTTTAGTGTAAGGTAAAATTAAATTAGCTGGATCAACATAACGCATTCTTATGTTCTTAGCCTCATCAAAATATCTACGAGTAGCACAAATCTTTATAACTACTAAATCCCTAATTAACCTTTCCTTAATTTCTGTATCGTAATTATTACTATTGTTAACAAACTTAATAGCAATCTCCATAGCCAACTCTACACTCTGCTTCAATGTAGTCTCTATAAGAATATTAGCCTCCTCTATATCTTTTGGAATAGGCTTACTCTTATCAACTAAACCAAATCCAGTCATCTGCTCCATCTCATCCGAGAAGTCCTTCATCAACATATTGGCATATATAGCAGCTTTCTCCTCCTCGTACTTCTTCATAGAACCCTCATCCATAGCCTCTGCCTGAATCTCGAACTCCTGATTAATCATCTCTCCGACAAGTAAATTGACAAATTTAGGAATCACAGAAACTGACTGAAAATCTAAATTCAAATAAGATGAATCCCCATTCAAGTCTAACTGATCCTTAAACTTCTCTATACTTGGCATCCCCTCAGCATACTTACGATTCTCTACAAATCTTGATATTCTGTTGTAAACCGAATAATCTTCGTTTAAATACTTACCATACATCGCCTTTGCGAATGCCAAACCATATCCTTTTTCCTTCTTGACTTCTGGAGTAGCCATTAAATTAGGAAATGGATAACTTTTACTTGTGTTTATAGAATTTCCGTTACTCATGCTTGCTTAAAGAATTAATACTATATAAACAAATATATGTAAAAAAAAAATTACTTTCTCCTTTTTCTGTAAGTCTTAACAAATTTCTTCGATCCCCTACGCTTTTTCTCAGGTCTATAACTCCTAGCTGCAAACAAACAAAGTGCTGCCCCAACAAACTCATCATAGTCAGTCCACTTCTGAGGATTAAACTTTAACCAACACCTACACAAATCCTGAAAATAAACCCTACCCATAACATTTGTGTCATAATCTCTTCCAGTATTCTCATAAATATAAGACTCCGTAACAGATACAGCAGCCTCCCTTACAGCCTCCCCACTCATAGGAATACCCTTCTCAGATTGACGCTTCCTGGAATACTCAGTATGAGTCTCCATAGGTCTCTCCATTAAATAAGAACCAAAACCATTATTCTCAAACCACCTTATCAAACCTATCTTATTATTCTCGCACAAAAGCTCACAACCATAAAAAACAGACTGCTTCGCTAAATCATCATAAAACATCTCTGGAGTAGCAGGTCTATTAACATACTCGCAAACAAAAATATTACTGCTACCAGAATCTAAAGGATCTAACTTCCTGAAAACATAACTAGCACCATTTGACTTCTTGCCATCTGTAGTTATCTTATGGTCAAATGGATCACAACCCGAAACTATCGTAGTATAATTCCCTGGCTTCCTATGCCTACCAGATAAAACAACCTTATTCCTGTCCTGCTGATTAGGCATCCAACACTGCTTCCACCTACCTGTCTCAGTAGGATTCCAAGCAACCTTAGTCTTCTCCTGATCTAACCAAACAAAATTTCCTGTTATTACCCTACCATTGGTCTCAGAATTATAACTGATCTGCTCATTCAACTTAATAACATCAAAAGGACTAAGCTTTCCCTGCTCTATAAAAGCCTCATCTATATCCAAAGGATACTTCCTCTTCTCCCCTGCTAATGCAGAACCCGTTAAACCTAACCTACGTTTTGAAATATAACTCCTTGAACCAAACTCTATAAACTTTCCATGAATACCCAAAATAGGCTTCTCAGGATCTTCAACAACACTATACCCATACTCATCTACAAAACCCTCTAATCCATAAATAGCTGGCTTAAACCAACGAAGCAATCCTGTTGGTGTCATACCCCTACCCTTGGAAATAGCCAAAGGTAAATTACTCTCATCCCACAACTTCTTAGCATTCTCTCCACCCTTCTCTTCCATCTCCTCAGCAGTAGTAGTATGAATAGACTTACCTATAACAGTACTACCCTGAACCAAACACTCCTTTACAATCAACCACCTCTCATAAACATCTTCCTCTACTGTCTTACCAAACTCATCATCATAGTAATACTTCATCTTATCCCCATCATAATGAGTATCAGTAGCTGGACCATGATCTATCATAGAATTAAGAACAGTACGGTACTCCTTCTTAGCACCCTTTGAACTCCTCTTTGCTGGTTCTGCAAAAACTAAAGAAGCCTTTGGAGCTGACTCTCCAACATCTACAGGCTTTAAATACGCTGGCAACTTTTGCCAAGATAACATCAACTTCCTGAAAATCTTCTTAGCATCTGCACCAGTCTTACTCTGAATACCACCATTGGCATCATACTGTAAAGTAATGTTATTATACATAAGAGAACAAGCCCTACCAGTCTTACCATCCCTACGATTAGTAACAAGCATCCAACCTAAACTGTTCTCCAAAAACTTACAATGATTCTCTATGTAAAAAAAAGTGGAATCCGAATCCTTCCAATAAGGTACAATCCCATCTATCCTCCAATGGGCTAAATAAAAATAATGATCCCCAGTCAAATACTCAATATTACCATGATTGTAAAACCAATAACCCTCAGTCCTACGCTTAGTAACCTTCTTTAAATAAATAACCTGATCATCAAAGTCTAATCCGTCAAACTCCCTCTGACTTAATATGTCACTTGGAATCCTCCACCTCTGATTATTAATGTTCTGATTCCAACCAACTATCTTCTTATAAGAAGGTGGCTCTGGTAACATAACCGTATATTCTAAAACTCCACTTAACCTAATCTCTCGCTCCCTCTCAAAATCTGATGGTAACATTGCCGAAGGAGATAGCGTCTTGCGTTTCTTCATTTCCTCGCTGGCATAGCTGCCTCATAACTCGAAGCTACCTTCTTCTCATAAGTCCTACCCTCCAACTCCTTAATCTTCTCCCCTCCTACCTTCTCAAATAAATCCCGAAGAGCAGAATTGTGATCCAACATCTTATCTGCAAACTTTAACCCCCTCTCTATCTGCTTGTCATCCTTATCACCCAACTCACTACCATCAAACTTAATCTTAGCCAATAAAGCATTGCCCTGGGAAATAAAATTCTTTAAAGATAAATAAGACTCAGCCTCTATAGAACCTATCTCAAAACCCTTTAACTTATCCTCCAAGTAATCTACATACTTAGAAGCCTTAACGTCCGTAATCTTTGGTCTTTTCATTTTAATATTTTAAATGTGTGAATAATCACAACTAATTCTAACTAACGCTAATATAAACAAAAAAAAAGAGTCTAGGCTCACTAAACCTAGACTCTAACCAAAAAAACACACCTATGGAAAAATGTATAAAACAAATATTATAATGCGTTTATTAAATCAATGCGTCTATCAAAGCTGTAACCTGTACTACCGTTGAACTTGATTCGTAAACATTTACAAATAATCCAAACTCATCTGAATAATAAACACTACTTCCTGTTGCAGTAGGAACTATACTTCTAACACCATAAGCGTTTAAGTTTACTGAACCTCCTGCCAATAAAGGCAAAGAAAAAATAGTACCTGCTGCTGTTATAAAAGCTGACATAGCGTTTGTACCACCTGAAAAAGCAACAGCAGTTAAAGTTAAAGCTCCCGTCTTTGTCCCTACTACTGCGTGAGTATTAGCACCAGTACCTACAGATCCTGCTGCTTCAATAGTAACAACTGCCCCTGATGATGAAGCTGTGTAGTTTGGAACACTAGTATAATCATTTATCGCTACTGCTAAAGCTAAAGCTTGAGCAGGTAAATCTGCTGGAGTTGCACCTACTATAGGTGAAAGAACATCAAAAATCTGAACACCAGCAACTGTTAAAGCTGTTATGTTACCAATACCTCCTGATAAAGTAATACTACCACTAGAAGATACGTTAGTACCAACTAATTCTTTCAAACCTAATCCATTTACAGGAACTTTCACTGTAAAATCATCTTGAGTTCCTTCTACAGAAACAATTGTGTTAGACATAACTGCTACATCTGATGATGCTACACTTTGATCTTCACCTTTTAATTTAAAGCTTACGCTTTTTACTGAGATTGCCATTGTATAAAATATTTTATAATAAAAAAAAAGTTAATTAACTACGCTAATATATTAAATAATTTTCGGAATGTCACACTTTATGTGAAGTTCAGCATTCTCATAATGAACATAAGCCCACTCCTCTCCATTCTCTAACTCTACATATACAGTCCACCTTGATTGACCATTGAAGAAATATGAATTGGCATCATGACGAATAGAACTGCACTTAACCCTTCTTCCCCTACCTATTCCATACTCCCTGCCTACCTGCCAAACAAAATCAGAATTTACACCCTTACCTGCTCCTGCAACAGTAAGCTCTATAACATCTGAAATAGGCTGCCTGTCTATCGAATCAATCTTATCCATAAAGACGAATATAATAAAAAAATAAATACCAATAACTGTAAGGTATTTTATATACGTTTTTTTATATTTATAAAATGGACTTTCTAGAAGATTACACCGAAATTGAAATTGCAACAGGACACATACCAGGGATAAACTAAGGATGATTAATAGATAAACAATTTGGACACTTTACCTCACTGTCCTGCAAGACAACCCAACAACTCTCACAAAGCCTAACTCGCTTTAAAAGAGAATAAGCCCTCAACCTATCCTTAAAAGGTGAAACCTGCCTTTCACAACCCCCTCCCATTATTCGAACACGATGACTCTCCAAAAATAAAACCTCATCCAAAATAAACTCACAATCCGATAACATCATAATACCACCCTTTTTTTCCTACGCAAATAAGAAAACATACCTAAATAAATCCTAACACCCCNAAACTCACGACAAGTACTGACGTGAGGAATACCCGAATAACTCATAACTCTAATACCAAACATAACTTAAATCCCATGAAACTAGCATAAATACCCAACTCCTCAACACTAAACCTACAATCACCACTCTCCTTCTTTGAAAAAGAACTCCGAGATATACCCAAAATCTTAGCCATCTCTGTCTGAGTAACCTTACGCAATCTCCTAATATCTCTCAATTTCTCCGTCATAATGCTAAAATGTGATACTAACTCGGCAGGAATCGACCCTACGGTTCCTTTTTGGAAACAAATATATACCAAAAAAGATCATATAACAGGAAATTCAAACAAAAAAATCAAATTATCGCTTAACACATAAAGTTAATTCATATCCCAGAAACTGAGCATACATCTCAATGTGTCGTAAATTCATAGATTCCCTGCCCATCTCCTTAGCACAGAGCTTGTTAGAGTTTATTCCAAGGTGATTCGCAACAGTCCTTTGAGTCAATCCCTGAGACAATCTAACCTGTCTTAATATCATTGGTAAAGCCATATACTCCATAACGACTAAGGTACGACTAGTAATCCCAATTAGCCAAAAAAAATTTCAAAAATTTTATGTAAAAGTGAAGAGGTGGGGTTATGTGGTATTTTTGAAATTATTTTTTTAGGCAGGGTTTTCGCAAAACTTTAGCCCCTCCCGTACATTCGTAAAGGTATCATATGTTTATACCTGTGGAATTTATCGCATCGTGTTAACGTACTGTTTCTCAATTGGTTAGCTTTGTTTTTGTTGCGTCACTAATGTAGTGTAACGCTTTGTTTGTTGCTTCAATAGTTTTTGTACGTGCAAAGGGTAGGGTTGAAATGTTTTTTTATTTGTGTAGTTGTTTTAATTGCATAACCTCAATTAATTAATTAACCGTTAAAAAAAAGCAGCGTTAAAAAAAGCAGCGTTAAAAACTCAATCAATAAACCCAATTAAAAGAAACCTTAAATTTTCTTTATGTTGTTACTTTGTGTTTTGTCTCTGTCTTATATGTAAAGGAGTCTTTTAATAA